TATCTGGGCCTCGAATTTGTTTGATAAACGCGAGACCACAATTAAGCCCTTTCAAGAATCAAGCGTACTTATCATAGAGGGATCTTTCAAATACAGCCGCAATCCGATGTATGTCGGGATGGCGCTGGCGCTGGCAGGATTATTTGTGATTCTGGGAAGCCTCTGGCCGGTATTCGGCATATTATAGATTTCATCACCAAACCCGCTTCTAATGCTTTGTGCTTGTTTGAATGTGATATTATCGCTAAATTTCAAAACATTTTTAAGCATTTTCATGCCAGCATGAGTATCGCCAATTCCATGACGCTCTTTGGCGATATTATAAACTTCTTGAGCAAATGTTTTGATAGGTCGCAAATCTACGATTGGATTGTTGCCTGTTAATTCATCTACTTTGCCATACAGTGTTCTACCAACAGCCTTAAAGGTTTCATTTTCACCTGCAAAAATATCCCTGAACACAATACCTATTTCTTCGGGAGAGAGTCTTTCGGTTACACTCTCTGCAAAACTATCAGCCAAATCTTTTGTCCATTTACCTAATGCTTCCTGCTGTATTCGGCCTTTAAATTTCTGCATGGTACCACGACTTATAAAGCCCCGTTCGGCGATTTCTTCTAATGTATCTATCAAACCGCTTTCAGTCATTTGCGCGGGCGTTAAATGACTGCCATATTTAACCATTTCTTTTTGACCTTCTCTGGCGAAGGGCAAAATCTCTGGCTTCAATTTCCGAAATATGGGAGCAGTTGCCTTAATTGCTCCCTTCATGGCAACTCGCCCACCGGCCTCATAAGCTGCCTCCCGAAATCCCGATTTGGCCATTTCTTCGGCGGCTTCTGCCGATGTCTTAGGCGCTTTCACGGAACCCGTTAATGCTTGATGAACTTGCTGAAATGCTTTGCCTGTTATACCTCCTACAAATGCTCCGCCTAATGCTCCAGGCCACCCAAATGCTGCACCAAATCTTGCACCATAAACCGCCCCACCAGCCAATTCGGGTAATTCTTCTTTAAAGTGTTCCCATTTGGTTGTTTCCTGGGTAACGTATTGGTTCATCTGTTCTTGAATGTCTACCGGACTGTACCCTCTTCGGATTAGTTCATCAGTAATATTCTTGCCCGATACGTCAGTCATTTTGGGCGAAATATCAATTCTTCGTCGCCTCATTTCATCGAGAATCTGTTGATAATAGAAGCGAGATTGAGCTTCTTCAGGACTTATTTCTGGCATTATTGCTGTCCCCTAAGTTTCATCAATTCTTGTAAGAGTTCTTCATCTGTCATGTCAGAAACATTTTTGCGTGTGGTTGGTGGTCGTGTTGCTTGGGGATAAAAATGTTTTGCGGGTGATAGCCCGGATTGCTTGAAAAACCCTTCATAGCGCATTTTTTCAATATTATATCGGCGTTGGGCCGCAGCCATGAATTTCTTAGCCATACGAAATAAGGCTTCCCTGTCTTGTGAGGTTAATCCAGGACCACCGGCTTTAAACCGTTCTATTTTACCCTTTAACCGATTCCACAATGATAAGTCACTAGATGTTCTGATATACTCACTTTCTCTTACAACGGAATCGGGGTCGGTCATTTTATTGAATGTAGTAATAATAGCTTGATCTACTGCCACAAAATTCTTTGTCGTCGTGGCTTCCCGCATGGCCTCTTGCATTACATCGTATCTAAAGCTAATTTCCCGAAACTGTTTAACTGGTTCCTGTGCTTCAAATTCTTTCCGTAATTGGCCCGCCGCCTTTCCTGCTTCAAGCTGGGATGGTTGTTTTTCTGTTTTAGCTTTGGCTTCTTGCGCTTGTTGTGTTTGTATCCTTTGAAACTCATTCTGATACGGAGTAACATCAAATTGCTTGTTGTTGGCCTTTAACCACCCAAGGCCGCGCATAACTGCATTAGCGGATTCTGGCTCATAGGGGTGCTCCTTGTAATACTCAAACGCATTGATAAATTGCTTTACCCCTACCTTACCCCATTCGTCCTTCACATCTTCTGGTTTTGATATGTTTGTTAGGTCAATATCTACACCAACAGCCTTTAATTGGTTCTGCATTATACCACGGAAACTGCGTAGTTCTGAGGGACTAAAATCAGAATCATATAGTTTGCGGTAGGTATCAACGGCCTTATTTACCATATCAAATTGTTTATATTTGCGGTCTTCTGCATTTTGTTTAACTTCCCGCATACGCTGTTCTAATTGCGCTTGTTCTTGCCGTGTCCGTTCTTGATCTTCTCGCCGTATTCCTTGCTTATAGCGCCGCCAATTAAAAAATTGTTCGGTTCCGTAAGAGTGTACCGGCCATCCCATAGTTATTACTCCTTATCCAAATAATCCGCCAAAAACATTACCAAGAGCCCCCCACTTGCTTGCGGACTCTGATGCCTGGGCCTGAGATTGCGCTATTGCTGCCTGTAAAGCGTTTTGGGCTGTACCCATACGCTGCCCTGCCAACGAACCATACATGCCCTGAAGCCCGCTTAATTGCTGGCCCTTCCACGCCTGGTTTAATCCCGCTCCCCATTGTGTGGCTTGTTGTGCCATCTGAGTGCCCACATTTGCCATGCCAAATGCCGATTGTGTCATGGCCTGGGCTGCCTGTTCTCTGCTCAACTGGCCGCTTTGCACCAGGGCTTTAAGCTGTAAATCCCTTTGCTTGTTGGCCTCAATGGTACCCAACATGCCCTGCATTTTGGTAGATGCTATATCGGCAGTACCCTGAGCAATAATCTCCGTTGCCTTTTCACCAAGCCTGCTCATGGTCTCAGCACCAATGCCGCCCTGTAAAACTCCCCTGCTGACAAGGCTGGCAATCTCCTTGCCCATCACATCTTCAAGTTGTTTATTGACGCTGGTTTCCAGGGTAGCAAGGGCATTGGCTTCAAGTTCATCAAACAGGCTGCGTTCTTCTGCGGTTAGATCGCCCGTAATCTCACCAAGCTCTTTCGCATCCGCCAAATTCTGTAACTGCTGTCTGGTATAGGCAAGCTGTTCATTCATAAGCTCGATGGTAGCCTCGCGGTATTCCTGCTCCATCGGCATATTGGCAAGCTGGTTCTCAAGCAGTTGCTTGGTGTAATCCTGCATGAGCAGTTCATTCTCGCTCGGCTCTCTGCCTTCCTGAAGTATCTCAAGTATTTCTTGCTGGATTTCAGTTTCGGTTTCTGAGGGCTGCGGTGTGCTGTATTGGACAGGACTTGGCTGGTCTACGCCTAAAATATCACCCACAAAATCAAATAATCCCATGTTAATCTCCTATTCTATATCCATCCTCGCCCCCCAATCATAGTGAACGGTGCTTGGAAAAAACGTAAAATTCTGTGCTACGGTATTGTGCTGCCATTTCAAGGCAAGGGTCTTGCCCGAAATGCCGAAAAACCTCGGTGTCTTTCGGTGATATACCCCCGTGCCCCCCCAACCGGTTACAGTCTCCGCACCAAGCGACGTATAGTTGGCGGATGTTCGTATATCCGAATCATCCATGAGGTCGGTAGCGTAGTAGGGGGTCATGCTCAATGCAGAGGCCGTAGGCTCTATGTACGTATCACAGCCCTGAAAGTGTTTCCGGTATGTGTATCCGTTCTGTCCCTGCTCGTTGCCTGATATAACATTGACAAAATAACGGTCTATCGCGCTCCCATCGTCATTATCTCCGTAATCGAGTTGCCGGGCAAACCCCGACTCATCCCCGAAATACAGGTCAACCACCTGCCCATCTTCCGCACCCCCAAAACAAACCACATTAAGATTATACATGGGATAGACTGAATAGATGCCGGTTTTGCTTTTGAATCTGTAATCCAAAACAAACACATAATGGGTACTCGCCCCTGTGGGAACCGATACCCATATCTGTTGCCCCTGCTTGTAGTGGAAAAACTGTGTGTACTTGAGGTAATCCTGGTCAGCCGTATCTTTCAAAAAATCTCTGAAATGCGGAATAATGGAAACGGTTTCTACATCCCCATATTCTGTAATACCGGAAAGGCGTTTAATGTCGTAGCCATCCAAAAAAATGAGATCATTGCCGACCTGTGTTACGGCCCAGGGAGATGTAAAGCCGATATTGTCGGCGCTTTTGTCAACCAGCGGTTCAATGCTCAAGGTTTCACCGTCCGTTGCAGGGGCACCCGTGAGTTTGAAAATCTGATTTGTTTTGCCGATAAGCAGCATATCAAAAAACCCGATAAGGCCGATTCCATTATCCCCGCTGTCTCCAACCACCTGACTTACTGCGTTGGTTGCACTCCCCGTATCCGTGTAATCCCCATCCTCATCGTTAAGGTGCGAACCTTTGAGCGTGGCGCCATCCATAAACCACACCCGGTTTGCCCATTCAGCTACGCACAGACCGCTCGGCGCAGAGGCGCATAAATCGCCGCTACCGGAAGCATTGTAATATTGAGCAGTATCGGAACCTTCGTTTACCCCTATTGCCTTGCCCCCGAAATTAACCCACTGAAACATTTTATCATCGGTAAGTCCGGTTATCTGATCGGAAAATTCACCTGTAGCAGAGCTATAACTGGCAACCTTGGTGCTGTATGAACAAAGGGTTGTCCGGGTAGTTCCGCTTCTGAATTCATGGACGGACGTTACCCGCGCCCCCGAACCGACAGCCGTGCTGTTCAGCTTAACGCTCCCGCTTCTCCCCATAGGCAACCCGGCAGGACTTGGCACGATATTTCTGGCATCTGCCAAAGTTGTAAGGTTCAGATTGTGGGGCGGTGTCGAATAATCAACACCATGATAACAATATCCTATGGTTCTACTGGGCATTAATTATAATCCACTGATCGCATAACTACCTTCATGCGGCTATGTTTTGGTTGCAGGTCCTGGTCTAATTGAATCAATGCCTGAATAGCGGCTTCATAATCCCGTTTGAACCTTTCTATACTTGGGTCATTCGGTTCCCGCAGCTCAAGCGCTCCGTAATAAATCCCGCCGCGCTCTATACAGAATTCCATTTCCGACCAGATGGGGGCAACCGAGCCGGAAAGGTCTGAGGGCACGGCGGGATAAAGAAGGCTTAATACATAATCGTCGTCAGGTACGGGACGCAAGCGAAAGAAATACCGATTGCTTGCGGCATCATATTCAAGGCAGAAGTGATCCGGGGTGTTCTTTGAGTAATACAGGTAGTTGGCATAATACTCCGTAGCATCCGACATGGAACCCGTGGAATCAACCGTAACCGTTCCGGCGACGTAGTTCATGGTGTAATCGGTATCCCGCGTGTAAGTCGTAGTTTCATCGGCATCATCACAGATTCTTTCGCTGTATTGGACTATGGCCTTGTTATCCAGCGAAACAGCCGTATCGGAACTGGACGTAAAGGTTTCATCTTCGATCTCGCTGGTGCCGACATTGCGCTGAAATTCCTCTGCCGTCTCCTGGGCTATGATAGTTTCGTTGGTCTCGTCTTTCAGGGTGAGAAACCCGAAGAAATCAGAGGGGGCCTGATAGGTTTGCTGTCCATCGGTAGCCGCGGCAATCGAACGGGTTTTTATGGATTGAAACCGATAGCGGCCAAACACCTCACGGTATGCCGAGTTAGCCCAGCGGAGCGCATAGGCGAGCATTGTGGTGTCGGCTACGAGGGCACCCTCACCGATGCCATAAATGATGTTTTGTTGGATAGTGGTTGTGCTCACTTCCTTAACCTTTCAATGTTGGCAAGTGTGGGATCGTCTGGATCGAGATTGCGTAAAATGGCTTTCCATCGGGTAATATCTTTCTTTAACCCCCTGTCCTTCATAACCTTCATTTCATGCTGGACAGCCCGTTCAAAATCCCCCTCCGCCCTGTGGCTTGACTTGCTGGTAGGGTAGGGGCGTTTGAAGTCCTTGCCCTTCTGCAAGGATTCCTGGATTCTTTTCTCAAGCTCCCTGGCTTCCGCATACGCCTGATTCGCCCTGTTGCCCTTGAGTTTTTGCGGCCCATGCCGCCGTATCAATTCCTCTTTTTCCTTTATTTCCTTTTCGATTAAATACGGGTCTTGAATCTTCGGGCTGGGCCTGCGGCTGTCCTGTTCGAGCATTCTTTTAAGTTCCCGGACATCCTGCTCGTTTTCCCGAAGCTGCGCCTCAGTCATGTACGTGCGTTCAAACTGGTCTTTCGGTGGTCTCCCCATCTGTTACCTCCGTAAGTGGTGTAAAAAGAAATACTTGGGTTTCTTGTCCAGCCTGTGGTGTATGTTGCCCCGCCGTAAATGATACCCGCACACGGGACATATCATCTCAGTCTCGTTCACTGTACGAACAATGGAGCGCATTTGCATACACTTAGGGCACAGAAACGTATAGTTGATAATCGGGTCTACCGGATATTTATAGCCCGCCATTATTCGTGTACCCATTCTAAGTAAAAAACAAGGACACCATCACCATTGGTTCCACAGAGTACCCAAATATCTTTTAGCGAAATATTTCCTGCGCCTACAAGGGTAGAGCCGAATTCAATATATTTAGCCGATTGAATATCCGTAGTGTCATTCAAATCTATATTGAGTTCTAAACCATTCGTAGCCGATACTTCGCTATTACCTATATACATGGGCGTACTGTTATCATCCTCTGGCTGAATTCTCACCCACGGAACTCTAAGATTGCTGACAGTCAACTGTTCTGCGGTGCCAGTATCAGCAACAGTTTTTGCAAAAAATCCTGGTTTCAAATACATGTTAGTCTCCTACTTTGGCGAAAAATGACAGATTACGGCAACTGACGCAGATGCCTGTGTCGCTGCGCCCGAAACTACCGCCTGAAGCCCTACGTTTTTTGTATCACTTATCCTGATACCTTCTTCCCCGAAATCAAACGGTACATCCTTAATCGCATCGACATTGACAGTGAAGAAAACCTCACCATCCGTATCTTTTATTTCCAGTATGCCGCCGCCGCCTGCCGCTGCTTTGAATACTGAAAAGTACATCTTTTCGATATACAAATAGACATCGGTTGTGCCGGTATCCGGGCTGACAATTTCGAGGCTGGCGGCATCTTCCTCGACAATGCCGGTCCCGGTTACTTCTGTGTATTTTGCTCTCTTATCCATTCTTACCTCCCATATATTTTGCTTAATTCCGTATGATAGTATTCGTCCATTTGCTCTTTTGTAGCAAATTCATACCTGTCGTATTGAACATTGGTATCCCCGCGAAAAATACCTATTCTTACCGGAATGAACCCGTAATAATCCATAACGGATATGAGGTAATCCATCTTATATCCGTTATCAATTATCTGAAGCTCATCCGGGTAATATTTTTGCATGGCAGCGGTAAAGGCCGCGTTTGGAACTTCCATAATGACAATAGAGCCTTTATGTGCATTGTGCTCTGTTATCCTTTGCAATATCTGAAAGATTTGCTCTTTCGGCAAATGCTCTAGCACGTCGCAAAAAACCAGATAATCGAACTTTTCATCCGATACATAGGTGGTAATATCCTGGTTTAGATAGGTAATGTTCGGATGATTATTGTGTTCTTGGGCATACTCAAGGAGCCTTTCGGCAACATCAATTGCGGTTACTATTCCGCCACGGTTAGCAAAATATTTGGAAAGAACGCCCAGCCCGCACCCAACATCGAGAATCTTGTTGCCGTTATACCCATTAAAATCAAGAAAGGTCTGCATGTTTTTTAGTCGCGGATTGTGCTCAGGCTTAAATGGTTTTCCCAAGTAATAATCAAGGCGCTCATTAAAATATTGAATAACTTCTTCCCTATTTGGTTCCATGCCACCTCTTGTATCTCTCGGTATTCATAGGCATTTCAACAATGTGCTCTACAACAACATCAAGGTTGACATAAAGCTTGTAACCAGCATCCCATATAAACTTATTGAATCGAAAATCGGCATGTTGGGCTTTCTCTAGCCCGTCTGGTTTGAGTTCCCCTGAATATGGTGGAAATGGTAGTTTCTCCACCACTTCTCTAGCCATGAAAACATTGGCATGACAGTACGGTGCCTCAATAATGCCATGTTTGCCCGCAATATCCATAGGTGTAAATGTGAAGTTGTCTATATCTGCGTCCTCAAACACAAGAGGAAAGAAATTATTTTTGGGTACTCGATCGTAGATCAATGGGGCTATGGCCTTGTATTCATCAATGAGTGGCACCATTTTTGTCAGGTAATCTCTGGGATATACTTGGTCGATGTCCATCTCAACAAAGTAATCACCACCTGAATCCAAAAACCATCGAAAGAGTTGATTATGTCTGGCTGGACTCCAAGGATGCTGCGCTCTTACCACAGAAGCCGCACACCCAGGAACACCAGTCATGTTAATGAATGACCAAAAGAAATCAGCGGGTACTCTATTCTGAGAGTTTTTAATCCCTATGAATAACTTTTTACCCATCATTGTGCCACTTTCTGTGTACTTCAGGGGTAACATAGAGTTTTGCTATATGCTTAACGACCACATCAAGATTCACATAGATCTTGTATCCGGCATCATGTATCTTCTTGTTTAAAAGAAAATCAGGATGATTGGCCCGGATCAAGCCATCAGCACTTAGAGTACCCTCATGCGGAGGAAATGAAATTTTCTCTATTACCTCTCTAGCCAGAAACAGGTTAGCGTGGCAAAATGGCACTTCAATAATACCACTCATTTTTGATATATCCCTACGAGACATCATTGAATTTTCTATATCTACATTCTCGAATACCATCGGGGCAAACCCGTTCTCCTCGTGCCGATCATAGATCAATGGACCGATCGCCTTATACTCACCTAAAAGAGGGAGCATTGTGGTAAAATAATCGCTGGGGTAAACCTGATCGATGTCCATTTTTACAAAGTAATCACAGTTAGTTTTCAAAAATTCAGTATACAGGAAATTATTTCGTATTGCTGAGACTGAACTTACTGCCCTAAGTACCACGTTGGCGCATGGTATTGTGCTTTGTATGAACGACCAAAAAAACATGGATGGCATTTGTTCTTGTGAATTTGGTATTCCTATGAATAGTTTTTTATTTTTCAAGCCCCCCCCTAAAAATATAGATATTGCTCAAACTCTTTACTTTTTAATCTCTCTGGCATATCAGTAAACTTCTCGGCATAGCCTGAGTCGATAGGAAAAATATCAATATGAAATATCTTAATAGTCAAGTCACAGAGTATCCGTGCGCCACCCTCTTTAATTAGTCGAGAGCAGAAGGTGGTATCCATTATGACATGACGCTCATAATTATCATCACGGATAACTTCTTTAAACCAGGGCTTCTTTAGGCGTTTGATCACATTAACGTCAAACATCAAAGCACCAGTGCCAATGACAGCTATTTCCTGATATGGGCCATCCTCATCTTTAACGAGTTCAAGGTGTTCTTCGTCAAACTTCCTTTCATCAATGTTTTCCTTCCACTTGAAGGCTATCTCTTGAAATGGTTTTTCCACCAGCCCTGTGTCAGGTTGCCCGCGACACGGCACACGAGCAGCAACTACAGGCCACCCATCCTCTATGTGCTTAGTAAATTTGAGTAAAATATCCCTCGGATGCAATTGATCGGGTCCGAGAAAGCAAATATGTGTAGCTCCCCATCTCAGGGCTTCCTCTACACCCTGCATGTGTCGTCTTGCCGGACACCAGCCGAAGCCGGGAAGGAATAGAACTTCTACCCCTTCCGGCCTCAGTAGGTTAGCCATATTATACGTTGGCTTTGTCCAACAAAAAGGAGATCCCCAAGCCGTGCAAACAGCAATCTTTTTAGGTCTAAGAGTTTTTGCTGCCCACGCACTGGCTTCAGAGTAATCCATAATGCCCCCTTGCTGGTTAAAGGTTTACTACGATGTAGATGCCGATGGTATTTGACCGCTTCCTTCTGGAGCATAAAATCCAGGCTGGCCCCATCGATTGTTAGCCCATGCCATAGACTCGTAGGTAATCTGATTTGCAACATCGGTGAAGTCCACACCAGTACTCAGACAGTTGCTAACTAACATAGCGGGGTCATTCTCGGATACTGCCAAGAAAACACTATCATTGTCGGTATTGGTCATAAACATACAGTTATCAATCCACACTGGCCCACTACCGCACACCGCAAACTGAATGATAGCTTCATCAACACCAGCAGAAGCAGTAGTATCGAAATAGCAACCCCTTATGTTCATGTAGGCCACATAGCCTTCACAAAGAATGCAGTTATCCAGCTCCGATCCGCTTCCGATAAAATCACAGTTAATGAAAGACAGATGATCTGCGCCCGTGGCCAAAGTAATCATATCTACGGGAGCGGCCGCACCACTCGTAAATCGGCAACCCTCGAATACCGCATAATCACCGTCAGCGGAAATATCAACCAACGCTGTCGTTCCAGAAGCACCACCCACCAGACTCACGTTTTTCATGACAAAACTGTCGGCGGTTACGTCTATCAAGTCGGCAGCGGCGGTTGTCCCGGTAATGGTAGGCATTGCCTCGCCAGAGCCAAGACCGACAACCGTTACACCGGCCACGTCAGCGGCAATAGCCGTTGCGCTTTCGGCATGGCCCGGCATAAGGATAATCACGTCGCCGTGATCCGCCGTACACAAGCCGATTGCTGTATCTAAAGTTGCTACCGGATGATCCGGATCAGTACCCTCATTTGAGTTGCTGCCTGAATCATCAACGAAAAAATAATCACCCGTGGTCTGCGGAATAAGGTTACCGCCGCCCATTACGGGCACCCCAAAGCTGGAAACGCCGTGGGGAAAATGAGTTAATCCCATTGTAATCTCCTATAGTAGTCGGGACACCCAAGAGCGTATCCCCTTGGGTGCCTCACAGAATCTCACTGTGACTTACCCAAAGTTACGATACCAGATGACCGTAAATAGGCCGTGCGTCCGCCCAATCACAATTGTAACGGGCATATACCGACCACTTGGCCACTAAGGTCTCGAAATCCCTGTCGTAGTTGAACTCCGGCTTAACCCGGTCCAACCAGAGCAAGAACATCTTGGCCAGCCTGGAATCAATCATAAACCAGTTATTTGAATCGCTTAGACGATCCCATACAGCCAGCTTGTAACGTCCCTGGTGGAAGTTCCGGTTGTTGTCAGCCGTGTCAACCTTACCCGTGGAATTGATAATCTCCCACGCGGTCTCTTCATTGTTCACCGTGCAGAGAATTGTATCGTAATTAATCATCATCAATTCTCCCCGGTCATTCATTATGGAATTGTGACCGATCCGGCGCGTAGCCTCAACATTAACCGCCGAAAGCGCGCTGGTCCCCTTGTTATCCCATGTCGTCGCATCGTCAGGCGAGTAGGGGTGGGAATCATTGCACAGCGATAAACTGTCAGGGCCGGTGGTTCCGGTGAAAGCGTTGTTGAAGATACTTGCCGCTTTCTTCTCCCTGGTTCTGGCTACCGAAATAGCCATCTGCCAGGGCCTCCGGTCCATAATCCCAAACTCATCATCATCAAAGAGCTTCCGCTCCACCTTCATCCCCAAAACCTTTTCTGGAAACTCTATGGTCTTGTCATAGAGCTGGCTCGGAGAATCATAGGTGATGGTTCCGTCGAAATCGGCCAGGTCGGTCAACCCGCCAATCCCACTCACCTTGTAAGATGAGTGTTTGCCCGGATTCACAATCCCGTAGAGATACGAAATCATGCTGTCCTTGATGTTTTCCTCGTATTCCGTTGTGTAAATTTTGCGAAACCTCGGGTCCAGGAGGTCTCCAAAATTTTCACTTATAGCAATTCCTCTAGCTGCCATTTTGGGTTACCTCCTTCCTTATGCTAGGGTATGCACACCACTCAGATAGCCCTTGGAAATGGCTACTTCGTGGAAAAACCGTGCATTGTCTATGATTAGACCGTCATGTTTCGAGGCATCGAGCTTTTGAAAAGGCCAGCCCGGTGCCTTCATCCAGTAATCAATCCCCACGAACCTATCCGTTCTCGAAGCACCAACCAACTCGCTCTTGATGTCGGTCTTGGTATCATTTAAAAGATAGGAATAATCGAAGGGTGGATTGATAACCAGAAACGTATCCCCGGAGGCAGTGGCCGAAGTCATTGCACTCCGAATCGAATCCATGTCGGTTCCGTCGTTGTCGCCTGTGGTATTCAGGATCTGGTGAAGTTCACCAGCGGCGCTGCCGTCAAGCATATAAAACCACCCGCCATTATCGAGATCAACACCGATATTTGGACAGGTAGTTGACGCTGTCCCCGCTGCCGCGATTACAAGCCCGGTATCCGTACAAGCCGTTCCTGCTGCATCCTTCCGTGCATATTCCATAAGATATACGGCATTGGGATTGACCAGAATCTTCTTTCTTTGCCAGTATCCCGTTGCAGAAGCCGTATTCAAAAGATATGATTCCGTGGTTGCAGCAACTTGCTCCATAACAATTCCGAGTATGTTTTCGCTGACAGTAGTTTCCCGAATACTGACGACATTCCTTCCATCGGCGATGTCGTCATAATCGTGGACCTTACACCACGCACCCCGGTATGTTATGGTATCGCCGTCTGCATCAGCAGCGCTGTTGTAGATGAGATCCTTAACAATGGGGTCCGCTCCGGCAAGATCGTAGAAAAAATCTGCCATTGTTATTCTCCTTCCGTTATTATTTTTCCCAGTTGCGGTAATTTTTGGTACCACAGAAAGGGCATCCACTAACTACAGTTGGATCATCCGGGCACGTATCAGCCGTATGGGTAACGGACGCATACGTGAGCCCGCTGCCGGAGCCAGTTTTGTCCCTGCTCAAATCACAGGGGAACCCGCACCGACGGCACCGGAAGAAATTTTTATCCTCGGTGCCTATCGGAGTTTTCGTTTTCAATTAACGGTTACTCCAGTCCGTGCGCTTTACGCACGTTGGGAGCGAGATTGGCAATCCAATCCTGCTCATCCTTAAACAAGCCCGCCTCTATATCCCTTTCACATGCGTCTTTAAACTGCGGGGGCAAGACGGGTTTCTTGGCGGTCTTTGTTTTCTTACCGCCTTCCAACATACCGAGATCGCCCGTGTCCGAGTCACCTGCCTTTATTTTCTCAAGATGCGCCAATGATGTTTTCGCATAGGCGGCATCGGCGGCGGCCTGCGGGGGGTATCCCTGGTCTACTAAATCGTGAGCCATAGTCTGCATTTCCTTGAAGATGTCCTTGTAATAGGGTTTCTCCGCATGACTGACTACGAACTTATCCGTTTCACTTTTTTGTTTTTGGGTCAGGTTATTTTTGGCCCGGTTGCTCACATCCTGAAGCATGTTGTATGCACCAAGCGCATCCCCGGCCATCCATTTGCTCATTACTTCTTGGTTAAAATTGTCTATCGCCTCATTGCCGCTCGGATTCGGAAAAACAGGTGCATCTGCTGGTTGTCCCGGTGTCATTTCCGAAATCTGCTTTTTGACAATATTCCCCATAATCGAGGAAATTTGGGCTAATTGTTTCTTGTTAAAACCAGTTTCTTGCTCTGTGGATTCGGTAGTTTCCGTACCTTCCACAGACTCTTCGGTTTGCATGGTTTCCTCAGTCTCCTGGGTTTCCACGGTTTCCTGTTCCTCTGCCATTAGTTCTCCTTGGTTTTAGGTTCTTCTTCCGCCAAAACTTTCTTGGCTTCCAGCCATAATTCCAGCGTGGCCCTCATCTCCCGAATTGCCATACAAGCAGCACAATTACAGAGCTTGTCTTTGGGAAGAAAAAGCAGCGCCAGATTGTACTTTCTTATTTTATCCTTCCATTCCTCGAACAGTGGTTTGCCCGGCCCTTTCATAAGCCGCTCAAAACTCTTGGCCCGCTCCCTGGATTTAGCCCTTGCATAGGGTATGTTCTCCGGCTTGTTAGGGTCGGGTGGAGTTTTGAAATGTTCATCATAGAGAATCTCCCAGGCCAGTATTAATTCAAGATTTTCTTCGTTCATTTATGTCCCCCATGCTGCATTAACATCTTCAGGCTTAAAACCATTTTCAATTGCTGCACATCTATGGCATATATTGATTTTAGACCCATCTAGCATTATCATCGTTGTTCCATCTTTTATACTTTCGGTACTCAATGGTTTTCCACATCTCTCACATAGTACAAATTTTTCATTTTCGGTTAATTCTGTCATTTATTTCCTCCTTGATTTAACTTTCTTTCCAGTTTTGGTATTTCTGCCACCAACAATTAGTCGTGGGTGTGTGCTATGCTTGTATTTAGATGGCCAATGTCCGCTTGCATCTGGTTCAACTCTGGCTTTATATGCAGCCCGATAATCATAGTGATGCCGCTTGTCATCTGGATTTGGGTTTAATCCTGTTTTTTTTGCTTGCTTGGCATACCACTTTTGAAAATTTCGCTCTGTGCTTGGCCCCCAATTTTTTCTTACACCCATTTATCCCCCTCTCGACTCATACGTTAGTTGCCGTGTACTGCGTTCATTAGCACTCATGGGAACCTGATTCTGGTTTGACGGTGTTCCCGGTCCAAGTGTGCGCTGCATCATTTGTAAGTTCCCTGCTTCGCTTGACGGCTCGAAATAATCCTCATCGAACAGTTGTGCCTCTTTCGGCATATCCCTGTTTCTGAGGATATTTTGCAGGAATATGTTCAGCAGCTTTGGTGTTTGCGGATTTGGGATCGAGCCGATTATTTGAATCAATTGCAAGTCCTGCTGAATCTCTATTTCTTTCTGCTGCTCAAGTTTCACGCTCGATGCAGCAGGTATATACTTGTAGACCTCTTCCCATTCGCCGTATTCAAACGGTTCTCCCAGGATGGATCTCAAGGTCATGGGATGGGCGAACTTCTTGGCGAACATCACATCCATCTGGGCGGAGGGAATAAGGGCGGTCTGCTCTATCATCTTCACGATAAAATCCAGCCTACCGGCAGCCATTTGTGCATTCAGCACATTGGTTGTCGCCGCTTTCTCCTTGCCGCCCCCCTGCATTGGCGGAGTAATGGCCGTGGTAAGCTGGATTTCGTTGTCGAATAAAACATGCTTTTGCCATGTATCGGGGGTAACACGGGACGGTTCCCTGAAGTATGCCGCATCTGCCGGGTTCCCTCCCACAAGCCACCGCTGCTGCGGGGCATACTGCATGGTATCCCAATCCCACAGGGCGAACTTGTTGACGATTACGGGCGGCATGAGTTCTTGCCATATTTTGTCAAAAGCTGCATTAATGTTATCGTTTAGTGCAGTTTGGGCATCCTTGACCGGTTCCACCATGCCCATTGATTGCCAGCGTTCCTCATCGAAATAGATGTGCATGTCGATGTAGTTTTTAAGCCCGTAGGTATTCGGCTCGCAGCGAATAAGCACCTTTTTCTTTTGGCACTTGGCAACCGTGACAACCATCTCTTTTGTCACCACATCGTCGCTGTCGAGGTTTTCCTTTTCCATACACACAACCCATTCACCATCCTGTTTTTCCTTGTAAACAGGGAGCTTGCCGATTCTTTCAAATACTTCTATCTCGGCGTAAACGTCCGATTCAGGGGGGGTGTCAAGACCATCCTTGCTTCTCGCCTCACTGTGGCCCTCTGTTGTGGTTGTATTGACACCCGTAGATGTGACCTCTAGCTGGTCAAGGTTCTTGTAATTGATGTCGGATGAATGCAGGTAATCCAGGTCCAATATATTGCGCTCGATGATAAACCTGCCGCTTCTGATACTCTGGCCGGGTTGGAGCAGCCAATCCACCACTATGTCGCGGTTATTCACGATCCTGTTGTGGGGCCAGTCCTCAACGGGAATCTTGTAGGTCTTGGAGTGCGTTTCGCTTTTCAGGGTTTCCCCGTTTTCGCCGAGTTCAGTCGGCACATCGAACTCAATGGTTTTGGTGGTAAGTTTCTGGTGCCAGCCTTTTTTGAGAATACCCACGCCGTTCAAGAGCGCCCGCAGCAGCCACATGACCACAATCAGGAAATACGTTATGTGCTCCTTGTCAGCCGTGGCCTGCATGGTGTGCCAGAACTCAAGTATCTGCTCCCTCTGCCATGCACCCTTGGTGTTAAAAGACCGCACGCCGATAACAGGTGAGCCGCCGAATATCTTCTGTGTGATATACGGTATGGCTGTCCAGACCACCTGAAACACCTTGTTGATAACCACGTTGGACTGCCAATCGTAGTTCTTCTCCGGCCTTTCCCCGCGAATCATTGAGTAAATATCATCGTAAAGATGGTTTAACTCGCTGACGTATTGCTGGCCCTGTTCCCACTCGTCCAAAACCAAGTTGCAGAGCTTTTCTTCGGGAGAAAGAAACGTAACTTCGTCGGGGGTTTCAGGATTTTTATTTTGCTTGTTCATTTATCTCCCTGTTATGCTTACCTTCCGATAATTCTGTACGGGCGGCTTGTGCTTCATCAAGTGTGCTGCATGTAATAGCCTGTGGTCTTTGGCCAAACATTCCAACACCATACAGTCGTGAGAATGCCGTTGCTGCGGTGTCGGCTTGGGGTCATTAACTGCCTGTGTGGTTACTGTGGCCCATTCCTGATACCGCCAGTTCTTCAGCGAATAATGGAATCTCGGACAGGTGTTGCAGATCCAGAGTGTCGGCAAGTGCGTCATTTTTCCCCGTTCTTTAATGGCATTGTTAAAGGGCTTTCCGCACCGAGCCGCATTCTTGAACCGTTTGGCTATCTCATCCCTGCCGTTTGTTCCCTTGGTATCCCAGCTTTCCCAATATGCCGGGGTTCCCAGGCCCTCGCTTTGCCGCACTTCATCAAAATAACGGTTCAGATCGTCTACCGTGCTGAACAACGTGTTGGCCTGCTTTTTGGCTGCAAGGGGGTCAATAAGATTCGCCTGATAGTAATAATCGAGTGATTTCCGTGCTATCGCCCTGGAAATATCATAGGTGTTATAGGCATTCGGCCCGTCTATGGCCGGGTGAAACTCCTGCCACAAAAACCACTCATCCTGCGGGCTGCAAGCCATCCAGCCCACACTCCACGGAATCCGTGATTCATGGTAGTCGATACCCCGTACATGCACCCAGTCATAGGGAATCCCGCTGGGAAAGGTTTTCTCATAATCAATGTAGCCATAGTGGGGGTTGTAACTTTTGTGTATCTGCCCCGATATGTGCTTGAACACCCCGTAACGCCTGATAGCCAATTCATCGGGATCGACAATATCCTCAAAGAGCCGGTTTATTTCATCCAGGGTCAGAATAGGGTTGTCATCCGTGGCTATCTGGATACAGGCCACATTCGGGTTGCCGTCTTTGATGATTTCTTCTTTCTGGCCCCCGAACTGGTTTATTATCGAATCGGAGCGATACAGGTACGATTTACGGTTCCAGACCTCATCAAAGGTGTAGCTCATATAATTGATGGGCGTGAGCGAGAAGATTTCATCTCCGCCCTCTGCCAGAAGCCGTACCTTGCATTCTTCCCTGATACGCTTGGGCGTTTCCTCATCGTGCCAGACAGAGGAAAGTTGAATCTTTCCAAGGTCTTGCAATTCCTGTTTTGAACTCCTGAACTCAAATACCGTTTTGCCGTGCGTCGGGCTTTTCACCACAAGGTTCTGGGCACGGGCGGTTATGTCCCGCAGAATCATGTCGGGCGGTATAATCTTTTTAAGTTCAAGGTACTGAGTGTTGTCCTGTTCTTCCGCTTCCGCCGATTCCGGCAGGGTAGAACTCATACACCTGATCTTCTTTGCCAGCCTGTTCTTATCTGCTACGGGGTGCTGCCCGATTACTCTAAGCCAATACTGATAGGCAACATTGCTTGTCTTGCCTCCCTGGTTGCCCGAAAACAGACCGATTACCTTGTGGGGCAGGTGCAGCAATACCCGCAAATGCTCCGTGGGAACAAAGGTGAAGAAGCTATAAAGCTGTTCTTCCGCTTTTTGTGCTAGTGCTTGTGCTTGCATAATTAAAAAAGCCCTCAAAAGAAATCACAGTTTGTGATATCCCTTGAGGGCTTACTAATCCCTAATTATATTAGGTCAGCTAAGTACCCGTTATGATTGTATTTCTTCGTGTTTTATGATTTTTGCAATCCCGCCTTGACTAAAGTGTATTTCTATGCTACCATTGAAAGTTTTTCTTGTCAAGGTTTTTATATATTCGATAAGTTTATTTAGTTTATCGGTTTTCATTCTTATGTTTCTTCATGTGAGATGCAAGGGCAAGTTTAGTTTTGCCAACATAGTCACAATGAGGACAAGAAAATGTCCCATTAATAACATCTTTAACTTCTTTTTCTTGGTGTGGCTTACAAATAACTTTATCTGGTTTTTGAGAAAGAATTGTTTGTCTTGTTGCCGTAGTTTCAAAATTCCATTCCACGACTTCTTCCTTTTCTTCCGCCATCTGTTTCAATATCTGCTCTTTTTTGCCCCATCGTTCCGGTTCACGTACCTTTTTTGGCACAAAAACCGTACCACAGGCATAACAGAACCAGAGATGTTCCTCTATTTTACCGAAATCCTGCCAAATGGTAAGACATTTGGGACATTTTTCGCCCTCTGTCTCTTTGTTTGCCTTGGATGCTACTCGAAATTGTGTCATTTAGCCCCCTGTTTTAATTGGTTAAACGCTCTTTTTTGTGACAAGATATATTCTATTGCCTTCGTAAAGAACAAAGCAGCATCATATCTGCTTTCCTTTACGATACAATCATACCCATGCTCAATCAGCGTTTGTGTGGTTTCCAATGTGGTGAGCATAGTGTCGATTATTTCTTCTTTGTTTTCCGTTTTGTCCACCCTTCTCCCTTCTTGCGCTTATAGCCGGTAGGGACAACACAAACGGCATAGGGATCGACCTTTTTCTTTCCCTTTCTATTCTTGGCCCGTACTTTACGGACACATCTTTCCAAAATTGATGGGCTCATCAATAAAAACCCTTGTGGCTTAACATGGCTGGTTTGTGTTTTCTGCAAAAGCCATATCCGTGCGGGACAGTCTCGCTTTTCAGTCGTTCATGCTGATTGTCCCACCACAAACAATTTTTACATCTATGGCCTATCATTTATATATCGTCTGCGCATTGTTGCGTGCAATACGGGCAACAGGTGCACTCTTCATGGTCATCATTAATTTCAACACCATAGGGACATTCGTGGCTTTCCCATTCATAGTCATTACAAGTGCAATGGGTATAAAAATCGTCTATATCTTCCCAGTTTTTGGGGGGTTTTGGTTTTTTACCTTTCATTCAAAAACTCCGTAAATCGTCTCCGGGGATCGCCCCAGCCAGGTATTAGTTGACTGTTCTGCATTGCAAACTTTCTTCTCCCGGGCAAATTTCTACCGTGCCGTATTTACGCTGCTGGTAGGAACCCTTATAGGGTCCAGTACCATCCCTTTTACCTTTTCTCTTCCTAGCCATACTATCTCCTATGGTAATCTTTCTTTAGTCCATGTTTTTGTGCCGGAAGCCTCTTTCGTAAATGTTGTACTGCCAGAAGCCTCATCCGTCATTACAATTGCCCCCGTAGCATCGTATTTCTGTGAATTGGCATAAATCCCTTGCTCATTTGCCAGTATTCCATAACCGGCATATTCCGTGTACCATCGCCACGCAATTGTTACGTGAGGTTTTTGAACTACTTCCGATATGGTTACAGTTTCATATTTTGAAATCTCTAAATACGGCCTATGCAGTTCCCCAACATCTGTTATAGACAGTGCATCATATACGGAGATATTCGATGTCGATACCGAACTCGTGATGGATTCAGTCGTGGTAACGGTATCGGATACACTAAGAGCAAGAAATGGGGCAAGCGATACACTTTCAGCTATGCTGACCGAATCATAGGTGCTTATCTCAACCGGTGTGGCTGTGCTGACCGTTATGGCTTCAGCTACGGAAACGCCATCATATGCCGATGCTACCGGGGCACCTGTTAAGCCGGTAACGCTTTCAGCCGTGGTTATCGACTCCGAAGTGCTTTTTACCAGAGCAATCTGACCAGCACTGGATTCAGCAATGCTGGCACTATCATTGACAGAAATCTGATAGGATAATTTTAGGTCGGTGCTTTCCGCTACCGAAATGGTTTCGGCAACTGACGTATTTGGCGAGGCAACTCCAGCACTAATGTTTTCTGCCGCAGATACCGTTTCCGATTCATCAATAAGCAGGGCAGACGTTTCCGCTGTTACTTCGAGCAGCCTAATCCTGCCTTTGGATTTCCAGAATAAATAATCTGCTAATGATGTAACATTAACATCGTAATTTTCTGTAAGGCTTATACTCTCATAGGTATCAACGCTGAGAGTGGTAGTTGTTTCAAGCGAGGTACTTTCCGCTACAGAAATTGACTCGAAAAGACTTGTGTTGGGTGCCTCAACCGCTGCACTAGCCGATCCAGTGATGGATACAGAGTCGTATAAATCTGGACCGAATCCGATATATTCATCAATGTTCTCAGCAGTACCCACATCATCAGTTACATTGACCGAAAGATCAACGGCGGAAATTTCAACGGTGACAGATTCAAGCATGACAAGGCTGGTAAGCCTTACAAAAGCATTTGCATTTTCTGAAACCGTTACGTCATCATGGGGGCTGGATACCAGCGAAACAACGTGGCTAACCGATTCAGACAAAGAAACAGAATCGGTTATACTTGCGCCAAACGCAATATGTAGCGTGGCACTTTCAGAGACACTAACAGTATCATTGGAGTTTATTTCAAGATCAGGTAGCGCACCGGAAACGCTTTCTGTAATAGCCGGTGAATCCGTTACGCTTATTTTGTGGTCGGAAAGTGTACCCGTAACACTTTCAGCCGCACCAATGCTATCATAAGCAGATGGTTTTACAGTAGTTTTGGAATCTATATCCTCGGCTGTACCAACGCTGTCGTATTTATTTATTGCTAGTGCATCGGGCAATAAGGCAGATATATCTTCATTTGTCGATACTGTGTCATGTTTTGAGATAGATTCGCCTATATACGAATCTATATTTTCGGCTGCTGAAACCTCTTCGTAGACTGTTGGAGAGGGCGCACTTATCTCTACGCCCACGGATTCACTTACCGTAACCGTAGAAAAAACAGTTAGTATCAGGGCACCTACTATGCCCTTTGCATATTCGGTTAGACTAACGCCCATTTAGACCCACAAACTTTGCTTCTTCACTCTTTAGATCCATAAACTCCGCTTCTTCGCCCTTGTGCGGATATTGAATACCGTCAAAATCAATATGGCGGCAATAAATCTTTGTATCTACCAGAAAGGGATATTTTTTCCTCTGATATTGGGGCCATCCGGCCTTTTTGAAAAAGTTACCCTCAATCACCTTTCTGCACCAGTTTAAATCTTCGGTGCCCACTTCAGTAAACCAATTGTGGTGTTCAGGGTCATACCAAACCTTTGCCGGAGTATCGAAAACCCGCCGTGCATTAACTTCGACCCCCCCGGCATCCCTCAGAATGTATGTTTCGCTTTCATCATACATGGCCTTTAAAATTGAAGAATGGATCATGGTAACTCCCATCGGGAGACCATCAACCCAAACCTCATCACCTATCTTCCATTTGTTGTAATAGCTGTTTCCCCTGCCCCGGTAGACAAGCGGTTCACTTGGAACTGATTTGGTAAAATAGAGCCCGGACCACACAGGAACATTCTCTTTAAGCATTCGCTCGTTCATCCTGAGAACCGTATCCGGTGGTATAATTACATCATGGTCTATGAAGAAAAGCCACTCAAAGCCATTTTCTATGCACTTGGAAACAATAATGTTTCTGGCATCGGCAACAAGAAAATTCAATGGACTGTATTGATTGAGCCAGTGATAACAGTCGGTCTGTGCCCAATTGCAAGGAATAGTCTGACTATACCGTGCAATCACCCATTCAGACCGCAAAAGCCCTGTCATGGGAATACCAACCATAACACGCTTTGACATACCGGAAAGTGCCTTGTGTAATTCGCTCGAATAACCCTCGATTAAGGGCTGCCCCTCTATTCTTTTATTCATCTTCTTCCGCTGCTTTCTCCATTATAATTTCAAGGTTTCCATTCGCCTGCCAAACGGGAAATCCCGCACGTATATTCCAGGGTTTCGGTTTATAAATCCCATAAAGCGGTGATTTTGAATCGAAATATTGAAAGGTAGTTTCACTAAAACCGTTGCAGTGTGTTGGGTCTTGCCAGAACGGGCGAGAACCGGCATACGGCGTAGCAAGAAGCAATTCCCCTCCGGGTTGCATTATCCGCCATAGCTCATCAAACAAATCAATGGTAAGCCAGGGTTTAATATGTTCGATGATATGGGAACCCACAATTATCAAACAGCACTCATCCGGCAAAGGATAGGGAAATATCTCAAGATCATGAACGATCTCAACTTCGGGTAGCGGTCTTTTATCAAGGCCGACAAAACCTTTTTGCTTATCGTTGCCGCAACCTATATCGAGCCGGATTCCACCATGTTTCGATATAAACTCATCCCGCCCGTGAACAGGACATAATTCACGGGGTAAAATATGGCATAGACAATCAGTCATAAAATCCTCTTTAAGTAACCGCCGGGGTTAAAAGTAAGATAATGCTTTTCTTGCCTTTCATCGACCACAAAGGAACTGTTATTTGCAAGGAATTCATTTACGGCCTCGATGGGTGCAGGCACATCGGTTCCATCGGGAAGATACATGGGATTACCGCCAATATTCGTATCACAAACAATCAAATAGCAATCCTTTGTAACCAGCCTGGAATAAATTTCCAGTTCTTGTGCAATGTGGCTTTTTGTGTGAAGAGAATCCAAGACAACCATTACTCTGTCTTTTGCCCTTATTGCTTCACCAACTTTCTGAACTATCTGCTCATCAGTAGAAGAACCGTGCAAAAAGGACATCCGGGGATGAGAAACACATTTGTATTTCTCATCCGTATCAATGGTTATAACAGTTCCTTCATGTTGAAAATAAAGCCACAACAAATCAAATATGCTTGCGTAATAAAAAGCTCCACCACCATACCGAGTGCCGGTTTCAATAATTATGTTTGGCCTTGTATTCCATATAATCTCTTGAAATACCCAAGCATCTAACGGACATTGGTTGATGGGAACGCCAAACCAGAACGTATTTTCCCACGTTCTGTCCTTGTTTACCTGATAAAGCCAATGAAAGGGGATAACCGCAGCCTCAGCTATCGGTGTAAGTGCTTCCCGATTCTTTTTTACGACCTCATCAGAAACAATCATACGCAACCCCCGATTACGAAAATCTAATCTGATAGGTTACGTTTACGTTCTGGTTCGTATTGCAGGAGCTTGACGTATAGGTGTTGCCTGCAAACATAGTGGCATCAGCAGCAGTGGCGGCAAACAAACCAATATTTGAAAGATTCGATGCACCGCTGAGAAAGCTGTCAGAGGACGAAAATGTCGCTGTAAATTGAGCGGTAGTTGAAGCCACATTCGTAAAAGTCACCGCCTCTTTCTTGGTGCTTGAACTAATTTCACCCGGTAATGTGGTTGCATTACTTGCCGGGGCACCACCAGTTCCAAGCGCCACATAGCCAATCTGTGAGCTGCCCGAAGATGCTCCCAAGAGCTTCACAAGGAAATTCAGAAAGCCCAGGTTAGTGATTTGATTGGGGCCAACCCAGCCAGAATCACCTACTATTTTGCCATCCTCTTCAATAGCGACCCTGTTAAATCCATGAATTTTTAAGCCTTCGCTAAACATTTGATCTTACCTCCTATAGGTTTTGGTTTTTGGTTGGCTTGACCCGGCCCCAAGTCAATCGGGTCAGCACAGTCGTGAACAAATATCTCCAATGCTGCCTCATCATACAGAGGCACACCGCTTAAATCCGTTATTTCTTCTTCCGCCTCATCTTTAATTCTGCGATCTTCCGCCATTTAAACTCCTAAAAATCGAAGGGGACTTCCACAATGGTTATGCCGGTGATTTGTGGTGTGCCATTGCCCGTCCCCCCGATCGTTATTTCTTCTCCTGTCGAAGCATCTCCGCTTGAATCAACCACAAAGATATAGGCGGTTCCTGTTTGCCCTCCCCGCTTAAATTCTGCCGTAATCTCTCCATCGGCCCACGCTGTCGGAATAACAGGGTGTCGCCATGTGCAAGATTCATAGGTTGCGTTATCGCCTACCATGACGCGGGACCATGTGTTGTCCACGTAAAAATCATCCCAATAGGCGTATTTCGTACTACTAGGCAAATCATCACCATCACAAAAATATACCTGCATATTCAAATGACACCATGTTCCCTCACCAGTGCACCTTCCAGCCATGTCGGTAAGTTCTTGAGAAACGGCACTACCATTTATCCAATTATGGTAAACGCCATTTGAAGAACCAGCGTCTCCTTGATCCATTTCCCATTCAACAGTAAACCACTCGCTAAGATAGTCATATACCTGATAAGTCATACTATCATTGGCTGTGCAACTGGCTTCCCCATTTCTTAGTTGGTTGGTATCGGTTGACCAAAGAATAATATAGGTTTGTGATTTTTCATCACTGGTCATAAACCGACCATCGAGTTTCACGTTTGTACTGTTATTATTATCAAACAAACCAGAATCATAGTACCTTCTACAGAATACATACCAATGATCGTTTGCGTAATTAGAATCATCCAAACCGATAGTTACTATATAAGACCCGCCAAGCCCTGAGAAATCCGGTGATCTTCCACAATAGTTTGAATCTGTGTGCGGTTGATCTCCTTCGGTGCTATGAATGGATACTCTGCTGGAATTGTTTACTATTGAAGTTTCGGTTACACAAAGACTGGTATCAAAGGCAATCGAACCCCCCTCAAAATCCGCCCATGCCACAGGTTTGGCATTTGTTTTTGACCCAAAACTGCTGCCGGTTATGGTTATAACGGTTTCATCGGCCAATGACCCCGACCATGTGATGTCAGTTATGGAGGGGGCAGCAATGGCCGCTATCGGCCAAAACAAGACAATAAAACCAAATATTATTTTCTTGATCATGGACAACATCCGCTTAAATCCTGGCACGTTGTATTATCTCGTAAGCTGACTAGAGCGTGTTCATAGCTATCAGCAAAGATTACATTGTCAAACGAGTGATCTGCTGGCTGGGAAAAGAATTCCCCTAGCTGAATGGTAGCTGTTGTAAAGCCAGTAAAACCAGCAGTATCGTTGATAGATTCAATAGAATTTCCAGACGTATCAAAAATTTCCAGCGTTATTGTAGTGGTGGTACTGTACCAGTTAAGTTCGACCCAATACCATGTTCCCTCTGTAAAATTGCTATTTGTGCTTACATTAGCGATGGCGTCGCCGCCAATTTTTGAAAAGAGTGTATATTCATAGTTCGTTCCGTCATCTGTTATTCGTATCTGTAAATAATTGTCCCCATCATCCTCAATTTTTAACACTCCAAGCGTATTAGCAACCTCAGCATTAAGATGATGGTAAAATCCAACACGACCAGAGCTACCAGGGGCAATGGTATTAGCATCAGTGGTAAATTCCATATAATCAGCAGCAGTAGGGCAATCAAGGGCATAAGTGCCAACCTGTTTCTGGTCACCGTTTACTTCCGCAGCGCCGGCGTATGCCCCCGAGGTATCCCCGCTTGAACAGTCGGGATCACCGTCTATGTCATAGTCGCCATCATTATCGTTTTGCTCAAAGGTGAGAAACATAGTGATGTATTCGTAGGTATCACCCGCTGGTGCCGGTGGTTTCCCGCCCACAAACATAAACCCGTAGCAAGCGAAGGCTATCAACACAATGCCAACAGCGAAAAGTATGTATATGCGTTTCATGTTAATCCTTTTCGTCAAAATCATCTATCTGGTAATAAACCTTTACTCCAAGCACATTGATTGTCTGCTCGGAAGTATCATGGGTTGCGTCGTCGTTATCCCGTGTGAGTTTCACGAACAACTGGTCTCCGCCCGCTCCGCCTGCCGCCATTGCGGTCTTGTTCTTACATTTGAAGAGGTCGTATTGAGTATCTACGGTAGTATTGGATGTCTCCGCATCCTCGAAATAGACATTGCCGTTAGTTGTGACCCATGTATTATCTATCGCTTCGTCGCCGGCACATTTCTGAATCGACAGTTCCCACTCGATAGTTCCGGCAGGGGTAGCCTCAGCCGAAAACATAACAGGCTCGATAATAATACTTCCCCCGTCCCAGTTTTCAGGCATCCCGATACTGAATTCGATAGTACCGGCTGCATCAGAACAGGCCGTATAATATTGGTTTGGGCCTGAGTTAATCTGTGCGGCGCTAGGGTCAGCACAATTTGTCCCGTCACATTCAAAAGCGGCAGCAGCTACATAGACAGCCTGCCAAATATCGTTGTCTGTATCCCTTATTTCATCCAGCAAACTTCCAAAAGTAACATTGGCAAGCTCATCTCCCTCACCCTCTGAGGCATCGTAAACCAGAAACTCATCCGTATCGGCAAGGTCGGTAATGTCGTTATAGCTCGTGAAAGTTCCGGCCCAAACGATAGCAACGCAGGCAAAAACAGCGATTAAGGCTACTAAAAATTTTCCTTTCCAGGTCATTTTGTAAACTCCTTTACCCTGAGATATAGTGTAAATCCATCACTTCCAGACCCCCCCATTCCAGAAGCATAAACTGTCAGTCTTTCCCCATGAAGATACGGATAACCGCCCGAATCCGTAACAGGCACGTCCACATTTGCCGAATTCGTGGCATCGGTTCCGTCCAAAGCAGAACATTCGTCAAATAACCAGTCAAAATTATTCTCATCGCGCAATTCGAGATTATAAGATGAATCAGGCGGGTTGCTGGAATTGGGCACAACTTTGAATTCAATGATATAGCCATAAATCGGGTCACTTTGCCCACCCGAAATAGCTCCATCACCATCATCACTTAATGCTACCCACTTATATTCTTTTACCCCGACATCAGATTTCCCATGAGCGGTGTACGTTACGCTGTCGGCAGCAACCGCTACAAGCGGAAACAGAACAATTAAACACACGAGTACAAATTTTTTCATACTTTTCCCTTATGTTGAATAACTTACAGGTGCATATTCAGCCGTATGCCCCGAACTGACCAATGCAGCACCCGATTTATTCCAGACCACCAACGTCCAATAGGGCGGCAAATCGCCCACCAGGGCGGCAAGGTCGTTACAATTCCATGTTATATCCACGGAATTCATTGTATTATCGGCTCTGAGCGTCACAATCGGGTCAAGATTGTATATGCTGGAAGCCACATCGCTCGTATCGTCGGGATTTATGCCCTCAGACCAACTGGCATTAGTATCTTCATCCTCGATACAGCTTAAAAAGTAAATTTCTATACTGCCCCCCATTATCAAACCAGAAACCGCAAGATTGATTATGAAATGCAGCTTGGCATTGGGATAGTCGTTGGTAGCATTATCCACTTCACCCAGCGGTTTTGCTGCGTTATTGGCAAGCGAGTTCAGATTTGATGCTGATCCAAAGGCAGTCAAGGAACCTACCGTTTGCTTCATTGTTGCCATAGTATCTCCTGATTATTCCAAGGAAACACGGAGGCCCATCGGAGCCGCCGGAATTGCCTTGGTGAAATCGAAAGGGGCAGACAACACCCCCTCTCCCCACACATTCTTTGCCGCAGCCTGAGCTGTATGTGGACCATCAGTCAAGCCAGCGAGGTCATACCAAAGCACTACCGTGCCGTCCCCAAGGTCTTTGGCGGGAAATAACCCCTTGTCTATACCGTCTATAACCACACGATACTGCGTTACATTCGTTTGCGGATCTGCGGTTAGAAACGGATTGCCAAATGCCAACGCTGGCAGTATAAGGCAGAAACCGATAATCAATGTTATTGTTCGCATTCTTCCTCCTGTTCTTTAGAGTCTATAAATTCCTGATCGGGTTGTTCATCCCACTTAATATTTTCCCAGTTTTCCCGCCCCTCTTCAGACAATACCGATTGTCCAGGGCAATAAAGGTTTTGTCCCATCAGTTCAGCCCCACTATAAAGAATATGACGTATTCAAGGCCGTCAGTGGTGTAGAGAGATGATATGAAAAGATCATAGGGCATTAGGGTGTCCTCATATTGTTTACCATCTTGTGGATTAATTCGATTTGACTTTTCTCAAGGGTGATTTCATTATCTGCATTCGTTATCCTGATTGAAGCCACGGGCCTTATAGGTCTATTGTAGAGATCATGCGTTATCCAATTTTTACGATAGGTAATCGTTTCAAGTTGGATAAGATCATCTATGTTTTTCATTTAATCACCGTCGTAAGGGTTGCGGGGAACAGACATCCAGCGAGATATTAAAATCTCAACTACAATATGCTGAAGAGCATAGTAATACTCATAGGGCATCTATTTTACCCCCGTGTGTTGTTAAACAAATCTTAGCAAAAACCATAATCGTTTCCACCAACGACATTTACAGGGTACGACTATGTTTAAGTCACGAACCAATACGGTTTTAGATAACCAATTATGTTTTAGGTAATGTGTGTTGTGAGCTATCATAAAAAGAAGGTTCCATGCACCACCCTATTTTCCGCTCCTCCCCGCCCCTTCCTTGGCTCTATTTGTCTACTTTCTTTACACTTGTCTGACAATTTTGAGTCGATGTCCGATAATTATTTATATGTAAACTAAACATCTAAGTTATTGATATTACTACATTTTATTATTCTCCTCATCCACCGTATCCCCCTCTAACACTACATCTTGTGGTAGGAAGGTATCACATAGCATCTTAGGTTGCCCTGATGTACCCAGGGAGGATACGTGAGAGCCTATAATCTTGAGCATTTCAGGTGAGCATGAGATATTACGGTTGTCGTTGAAAACATTCTGAATATACGTAGACTGTGCGTGTGTAGGTGAAATGCCTGTGTTCTTGTAAATAAGCTCCACTGCCTTTAATCGTATCCCCTCATCCTCACTATCCATTAACTGTTCATGTCTCTCATTAGCCTTTGGTATAAGGTTGACCTGGTATTTGATACCACGGTCAATATATTCTCTTATTTCTTCATCCCTGAGTATATTGGATACTTGTTTCTGACTGATACCCACCTCTTTGGCTATATCTGTTTGATTCATACCCTCAAGACGTTTCTCTGCTATATAGTAGTCTCTAGTACGCTTATGTTGTTGTTTAGATGCCATAATGGTTTATTATGTCATAATTGATATATAGTATCAATACTCTCTATTATCCTTGTATCAATACTGACATATATGTACTTACTTCATAGTTTAACGGGTTGCGATCCAGCCTAAAATAGCAGCATTGTTACGCCCTGCTCTCTTTATCAGTCTATACATCCTTACAATGGAATGCTGTTTATCCCATGCGCCCAGCTAACTTACTCTCTTATGGCTACTCTGCTAGGCTACTTGGTAGAGCTGTTCTACTATCTCTAAACACCCATACAAGCTCGGAGCAGGCTTTATTACGCGCGTGCGCGTATCATTTAGACAATCAATATCGGTCTGCGAGCATGTTAAAATATTTTAACAAAGGGTAAATTCTTTAACAATCGCTTGTATCCTTTGCCGGTAAAGCGATACAGGTCATTTTCTACATTTTTGTGTTCAAATCCTTTAACATCTTGATGCATTTGATTACTTATCTCAAATTGCTTGCATCCCTTGCCAATAAAGGCCTTGGTTTTTTTCAGACACCTTTGGCATAATTGATGCAATGATAAAGGGCAACTGCAAACAATTAAACGGAGGAGAAAATGATAAATAAGGCCGATAGAAAAAATCACTTTTATCAGTTAGGCAAAAATGAAGGCCGACATGATTGGTTATTTATCAATGATTGGACTACTGTTGAGGATCGTGCATATCGGGCATTCATAAGTATGGGCTTTACGGTCTATAAAGACCAGTTTATTAAGGGATACATCGAAGCAAGCAAACAATAACCTTAACCTGGAGGACACATCATGAAATACATAGATATCATTCTAAGCAGTATTGCGATCGCAATATGTATCTTTTTAACCTATGCAGCACTAATCATTTGGTAAACCTAAAACGAAAGGAGGACACACCATGACAACTTACACCGTAAAACCTCAAAGCAATTATAATGAGGTAGAGTTTAGCAATCGCCGAAAAGCCTACAAATACGCTAGGAGCATTACAGACACCACCAACCATAGCACATTTGTTGTTGATGTTAATGGTGTCACATTGGCCTGGTGGCGCTGGACCCCTGAAAATGGTGGCCGTTGTTATCGCGCTACCACTTAACCCCTTCCTTTGCCCATGTCTCGCACATGGGCTTAGGTGGTGGTTAAACAATAACCTTAGATGGAGGGATTAGACATGACCGACTTACAAACAGGAACACGGATTTACTACCGAGGCGACATGGCCAACATAGAAGACTTTGGCACTATCACTAAATCGTATGCTGATAAATGGGGAGACTTTTACGACATTACCCTTGATGATGGCCGAACCTTTAAGGGTATATTTAAAATCATGGTTCATGACATAGATTCAGGCAATGGCTCTACACGCTTTGTCACACTCGAAGCATACGAAAAAAGACAGAACGAACAAATAGAAGCATTTATAAAAGCGGCAACTCGCTAACCATTAAGGAGGTCACACCATGAACCCATCAAAACTATCACACAATGACATTATAGGATTGGCAATGCTCGAACAGTTAGAAGCGTTTCGACACAAAATAGCAGAGGGCACAATCCAGGCCGGTTCCGTTGACTGGACAGTCAGAATGTGTGAAGCCGTTGTGGCCGAGTATACTCAATTTAATAATCGAGCAGAATGGGAGGAACAGCTATGAAACTACACGCCCTTATAATCCGTAACTGTCCTGATGACTTGCACAAGCGCCTGAAGGTTGCCGCAGCTCACAAGGGCATCCCCATGTATCGCCTCATCATAGATATCTTGTATGAGGCACTAAGGAAGGAGGAAACCAATGACAAGTAAACATACACCTGGACCGTGGTATTTAGAAACCACAGAAGACAATTATAAGATCAGGGGAAGTATGCTTGTATGCATGATGCCCAAATGCTTATCCGATCCAGAAGTTCATCAAGAAGTAAAAGCAAACATGAACCTTATTCTTCGTGCCTGCAATAGCCATGAGGAATTGGTTGAGGCATTAAAAACTGCGAATCGAGTTTTATCACATCTAAATGATGTGCCAGCAGCAGACCCGTTGAAATATATACCGACGTCTGCAATCAAAGAAGCGTATCAAAAAACAAAACAAGCCATAGCCAAAGCTACAGGAAAGGAGGAACAGAGATGAGAACCATCTATTTACCTGCTATTGAAAGACATATAACATTGCGCCAATATCTTAACGGCATCAAACTAGCAAAAGCAAACCCTGATGCAGAGTTTAAGCATGGCCTAACTTGTTGGTGGCCCTGTACTGGCGAAGATATATGCAAACAGTTCTTTGATGGCGTACAGGATAGAATCAATCAAGCTATCCCATATATGAAAAGAGCCTAACCCCTAACCCCCTGGACGCACCTTAAGCATCCAGGGGGATAATATCCTCACATGCTCACCCTGTCTAAATCTGTACCTTAGCAGGGATTTTCAGACCGATATTCTATTATCAAGGATCGTATAGTCTAACGACTAATATTTAATGGCCCACTTGCCCTTGTGAACCTTAACCTTCTTCTTTTTCTTCTTATCCTTCTTATCGTCTTTCTTTTTGTCTTTATTCTTTGGCATCGGCGCTCTCCGTTTCATCCATACGATAACCGTGCTGATCTAAATATTCCATTAAATCATCCATTTGACTATCGCCGATATACCACGTTAATGTATCAAAATTATTAATCTTAACAACATTGCCTGGCATTATTCATCTACCTCCTCTGCTTGTGCCGCCATTAAGCCTTCTTGAAATCCTTTAAGTACCAGTTTGACCATCTCAAGATATGGGCCGGTGAGAAATGGATTAGTCGCAGGTTGCAATTTAGGAAATTCAAACAGGCTGACAAATTCGGTGAATTTCAATTTTAGAAACTCTGAATCTGTTACATAATCGGCCCCGCTAATAAGCAGATCCTGAAATGATGAAACACTATCGCCCTGTTCAAATGCTAAAAGCCTGTCCGCCCACTTATTCCATTCTGGAATTAAATCGATATTGTTTGCGCCGATAAAATAGCCTAATGTACTGGCAGTTCCCTTAATCCCTGTTTTTGCCGCTTGATTTTCGTTGAATTTTATTAGACTCGATCCTGGCGCGCACCCTATCAACAAGAGACTCGCCAGTATAGGGATCAATAGTTTTGTCTTCATAGTTTATTGCCTTGTCTATAATTTTAATTGCCAAATACTGTAAAATATGTGCCCAGATGCCGCCCATTACGATATATTTCCTGCAGGAGGTGTTGTATACGTCCCTGAATCATCACCCCAAACATTCCCTGGGTATGGATCATAATTGGGCGAGTATGGTTGATAGCATGGACGAATGTATAATTGATATGGCAGTGGCGCACAATCGCTATCAAGTATTTGCACCCAACCCTTCCCATCACATCCGTGACATTGCCTATCTTCATATTTCCCTGTGCCTTCACACACAGGGCATTTCTCAGCGTGCATTATTTCAGCCTCCGCTCTCTGATCTTGGACACAAGAGCCAAAATACCGCCGATACCGGCGAGGATCCCGGCGACCAATTCATACGCCATATTGGTTTCCTCCGGGCTTACTTGATACCCGAATAAACTTAAACCAGCCGCTACCAATACCAAAACCGCGGCACCTATACGCCCCCAGACAAGAGAGGCAATCCATGAGTCTTTCATTTATTCCTCC